AGGTGCTATTCTAGACAAATAATTGCTATATAGAATATACCTAATTTTTTGAGGATTATCATGCTTTCATTTTTACTTCCACTCGCGTCAAAGATTATCAAAGATGCAGTCGCCAAGATTCCAGAAAACGAAGAACTCGGTGAAAAGATGGTTGAGATCTGTCTTGTTATCTTGGGTAAAGCGGTTAAGCTGACCAAGACCGAAATGGATGATCAACTTCTTGAAGTTGTCACCAAGGCAATTCAATCACGCGAAGACGCTGAGTGATGACTCGGGAGACCATTTTTCAAGGTCTCCCATTTTTATAAATATTATTAGCAAATATTTCAATGGAAGAAAGACATGGCACTTTGGGGGAATAATGATTCCATCCGTGGCGGTGGAACAGTATCACTTAATTATCAGACTGGAGCAGTTACTGGATCCGGAACCACTTTTGGCGAAACTGGAGCAATCCAAGAGGGAGATGTAATCCGTTTTGGTACTAGAGACAATGTATATTTTGGCGATGCCGTTGTTGTCAGTGTCGCAAGTACCACTTCTCTGACGATTGGTTCTACTGCTGGTTTGAGTGGAGTTGCTATTGCGGGAACTACTTATGTTGGAAGTCAACTTCCCAAGTTCTCAGTTCTTGATTCCAAGTATAGTGAGAAGTCTGGTGTTGGTGCCGACGATTCCTATGTTTATGGTGTTTCCACAGAAGGAATAGATAACGCACAAGGAACTTCATATGCTCTGACGCATCAGGGTTGGGTTGGTATTACCACCTATACTGATAGTGAAGGAAACCACAGAGTTAAAACTGAAACTCTGGTTGCTATGTCTGGAATCACCACTGGTAATGAGCCTTCCTTCCCACCATCACCTTCCTATGGTGGTCCTGTTTGATAACCTGTAACTTTATATGATTTTTAATGAACTGAATGAGGATAACTTCCTTTTATTCGCTATAAAATATCATCAGAATCCTCAGGCAGTCACTAAGAAAGACTTTGAAAAAGATTTAAATCATTTCAAGTACATTAAAAGACTACTGAAACGATACAAGAATACAGGTGAGCTTAAAACTCACCTGTTAGTAAATCACTTTATCATTCTTTATAATATATTTGGGGAGGCAGCAACTCCAATGTTGTTCTTTAAGATTGATAGAGATTTGTGGCCTTTCATGAAAAGTTTCATTATATTCTTGAACAAGTTTCCAGAGTACCCTAAAACTTACATTCATGATATTAAAGTTGATTTAGAATGTATGAAGTCCTTATATCAAATCTACAATGGATCAGAACAAGATTGATAGAGTTATTGAAATAGTAAGGGCAAATCTTTACGAAGAAGTGCCTACTATGGCTCTTGCTCATGGAAATATTGCTGGAACTCCTGAGGCAGGAGATGATCCTCCAGTAAGAAGAAAGAGAAAGAAAAAATATATGAGCGGCGGTAGAGGTTCCAGGAAAGTGTGGTTAGACTATCTAAAATCCTCCAATGGCAGAACAAGTTAAGGTTGCTGTACTAGAAGAAAGATTGCAAAACTTTGAAGCAGTTGTTTCTAAGTTAGATTCTGCTATTGAAAAGATTGCTGAGGTAAATAATAATGTGTCGCGGATGCTTGCCGTCCATGAAGAAAGAATCAGTAAACAAGAAGAAATCGACTCAATATTGTTTGATAAAATCGACAAACTCCGTGATAAAATGGACAGCGATCATGACAGTGTTGGTAAACGATTATCTTTACTGGAACGAAAACTTTGGGTTGGCATCGGAATATTGGGAGCAGTTATAACCTTTACCAATCCACAAGCAATCAAAACTCTTAGACCCTTGTTATCCTCCGCAGAAAGTGTTATAGTAGCACCAGCGATAGCCTTTGTGAATGGATCACGTTGATTCGAAATTTATTGGACTTCTATCTCCACGTTTAGAAAAGTTCAAAAGAGTCAAAGCAGATCTTTATAATTTTCGATGCCCTATTTGTGGCGACTCGCAGAAGAATAAGAACAAGACCAGAGGTTATTTGTATGCTGTAAAGGCAAACACTAACTTTAAGTGTCACAATTGTGGCGCGTCTATGTCTTTTAATAACTTCCTAAAACAGATAGATCCAACATTTCATAAACAATATACTCTAGAAAAGTTTAAGGAAGGACATACTGGAAGAAACTTTTCAGCAGAGGAACCTGAATTTAAATTTGAAACTCCTAAGTTTTCCCAGAAGATTAATCTTCCAAAAGCATCTGTAGATCCAAAGTCAGACGGATATCTAACTGCTAGAAAACTTAACTCAAATGATTTTTACTATGCTGAAGAATTTAAAAAGTTTGTAAATTCACTCAAACATACTTTTGATGACTTGAAGTATGATGAACCTAGGATTATCATACCTCTGTACTATCAAAAAAATTTGATCGGCCTTCAGGGAAGATCTCTAGATTTTGGAAATCCAAAGTCTGTTAAATATATCACTGTGATGATTAATGATGATGCACCAAAAATCTATGGACTTGATAACATCAGAACAGATGCTCCAGTCTATGTTACAGAAGGACCATTCGACAGCACGTTCGTTCGCAATGCGATTGCTATGTGCGGAGCTGATGCTGATGTTAGTAAGTGGGGGATTAGCAATCCTGTGTGGATCTATGATAACGAACCACGCAATCGAGAAATTGTCAACCGCATCGAACGTACAATCAGTACAGGAGATTCGGTAGTCATTTGGCCATCAAACATCATTGACAAAGATATAAATGATATGGTTATGTCTGGACTTGATGTTCAAACTGTGATAGAATCGAATACATACTCTGGTTTAGAAGCAAAACTTAAGTTTACCACCTGGAAGAAAATATGAGCAACGGCACTAAAGTTAAAAAAAGAGATGGAAGAATTGAACCTCTTGACCTAGACAAGATGCATTTGATGGTTGAAGAGGCAACCAAAGGTCTTGCAGGTGTCTCTGCAAGTCAAGTTGAAATGAAGTCTGGTATCCAGTTTTATGATGGAATTACCACTGGAGAGATTCAAGATATTTTGATTCGTTCTGCTTCTGACCTAATTGATCTTGATCACCCTAACTATCAGTTTGTTGCGGCCAGACTTCTTCTGTTTGCTCTTCGTAAACAGTTGTTTGGTCGTATGCGTGAACTTCCTACGCTTTCGGATCATATTACAAGTCTTGCCTATCAAGATCTTTATGACAAAGATATCTTTAGTAAATACTCTATAGAGGAGATTCAAAAAGTTGAATCTTTTATTGATCATGAACGTGACTTCTTGTTTACCTATGCTGGTCTTCGCCAGGTAGTTGATAAGTATCTGGTTCAGGATCGTAGTAGCGGGAAAGTTTATGAAACTCCCCAGTTCATGTATATCATGATTGCTCTGACGATCTTCCGTAATTATCCCAAAGAAACACGTCTCTCTTACGTCAAGAGGTATTATGACGCAATCAGCAAGCACCGCATCAACATCCCAACGCCAATCATGGCAGGGGTGCGGACACCAATTCGTCAATTTGCATCTTGTGTTCTCGTTGATGTTGATGACACCCTCGATAGTATCTTTAGCAGCGATATGGCTATTGGCCGCTACGTTGCACAAAGGGCTGGTATCGGCATCAACGCAGGCAGAATCCGTGGTATCAACTCTAAAATCAGAGGTGGAGAGGTACAACACACAGGCGTGGTCCCCTTCCTTAAGAAGTTTGAGGCAACTGTCCGATGCTGTACACAAAACGGCATCAGAGGTGGTTCTGCTACAGTTCACTTTCCTATCTGGCACCAAGAGATAGAAGACATTATTGTCTTAAAGAATAATAAAGGAACCGAAGATAACCGCGTTCGTAAGTTAGACTACAGTATTCAAATCAGCAAACTGTTCTATGAACGATTCATTAAAGATGAAGAGATCTCCCTCTTCAGCCCACACGACGTTCCTGGTCTGTATGATGCTTTTGGCACTGATAGATTTGACGGGATGTATGTGGACTATGAATCAAATCAGTCTATTCCAAGAAAGACTATTGGAGCTCAGAAACTTATTCTGGACCTCCTGAAGGAACGTGCTGAGACTGGTCGTGTTTATATTATGAATATCGACCACTGCAACAGTCACTCTTCCTTCAAGGATAAGGTCAATATGAGCAATCTGTGTCAGGAAATCACCCTGCCTACAGATCCCATCAATCATATTGATGATACTATGGGTGAGATTGCTCTGTGTATTCTTTCTGCAATCAACGTCGGCAAAGTCAAGTCTGATGAAGAACTTGAAGAACTCTGCGATCTTTCTGTTCGTTCTCTTGATGAATTGATTGATTATCAAGGGTATCCAGTCGCAGCAGCAGAGCGAGCCACAAAGGCGCGTAGGTCGCTTGGAATTGGTTTCATTGGTCTTGCACACTATCTTGCAAAGTTGGGTTATAATTATGATTCTCAAGAAGCATGGAATGCTGTCCATGGACTTGCTGAGTCTTTCCAGTTCTTCCTACTGAAAGCATCCAATCAACTTGCTAAAGAGAAAGGGTACTGCGATCAGTTTGGTCGCACTAAGTATGCAGATGGTATTCTGCCGATTGATACATACAAGAAAGATGTGGATGAAATTTCCGCTCACAAATTAATTCATGATTGGGAAGGTCTTAGAGCATCTATCTTGGAACACGGTCTCCGACACAGCACACTGTCCGCACAGATGCCTTCGGAGAGCAGTTCCGTTGTGTCAAACGCAACCAATGGAATCGAGCCACCTAGAGACTACTTGTCCATTAAGAAATCCAAGAAGGGACCTCTCAAGCAGATTGTCCCACAATATGGAACTCTTAAGAACAATTATACGCTTCTTTGGGATATGGAGTCCAATCGTGGTTATATTAATATTGTTGCTGTGATGCAGAAGTTCTTTGACCAGGCAATCTCTGGTAACTGGAGTTACAATCCAGAAAATTATCCAGATAATGAAGTTCCAGTGTCCATCATGGCACAAGACTTTTTAACTACATATAAGTACGGATGGAAAACTTCATACTACCAAAACACTCACGATATGAAGAATGATGAGGTAGTTGAAGATACTAAGTCCGAACTTCAAAATTTGTTAAGTGAATTAGAAAACATAGAGGAGGGAGAGTGTGAATCCTGTGCAGTTTAAAATATCTTCTGTGGAAGAGGCAAAGACAAGCGTTAAAGGCATGACTGTCTTTAACACTGAACAAGTTAATACTAAGAAGCAACCTATGTTTTTTGGATCCCCTCTGGGGGTTCAGAGATATGATTCATACAAGTACCCTGTCTTTGATAAACTGACAACTCAGCAGTTGGGATACTTCTGGAGACCCGAAGAGGTTTCTCTTCAGAAGGATCGTGGAGATTATCAAACACTTCGTCCAGAACAAAAGCATATCTATACTTCTAATTTGAAGTATCAGATCATGCTGGATTCCATCCAAGGCCGTGGTCCTGGTATGGCATTCATTCCATACTGCTCACTTCCTGAGTTGGAAGCATGTATGGAAGTCTGGGGATTTATGGAGATGATTCATAGTCGCTCATATACCTATATCATTAAAAACGTCTATTCTGATCCTTCTGAGGTCTTCGATAAGATTGTGACCGATGAGCGTATTCTGGAGCGTTCTAAGAGCGTTACAGAAGCATATGATGATTTTATTAATGCTGCACATCAGTATGATAATGGTCGTGATTGGATTCATGCTTTAGAACAAGTTCCACAAGCACAAGAATCAAGGTATGAACTTAAACGAAAGCTCTACAGAGCAGTCGCCAACGTTAACATTCTTGAAGGTATTCGGTTCTACGTTAGTTTTGCTTGTAGTTTCGCCTTTGGCGAACTTAAGCTTATGGAAGGATCCGCTAAGATCATCTCTCTTATCGCAAGAGACGAAAACCAACACTTAGCAATCACCCAAAACATCCTGAACAAGTGGAAGGATGGTGACGATCCTGAAATGAAGCGTATCATGAAGGAAGAAGAAGAATGGACTTATGCGATGTTCGATCGCGCTGTAAACGAAGAAAAGAGATGGGCAGATTATCTGTTCAAAGATGGCAGTATGATTGGACTCAACGACAAACTTCTTCAGCAATATGTTGAATGGATAGCAAATAGAAGACTCAAATCAATTGGGTTAAAGCCCCAATACGATATTTCGGCAAAGAACAACCCACTCCCCTGGACACAGCACTGGATCTCCTCTAAGGGACTCCAGGTGGCACCACAAGAGACAGAGGTTGAATCATATGTAGTTGGTGGAATTAAACAAGATGTGAAAAAGGACACATTCAGTGGTTTCCAACTTTAATATATGCTAGATAGGGGAGGTAATACTCCCCTTTTTTTATGCCACGCAACGAAATAACTGTAGCAGAAATTAAAACTAAGTTAGAAAGACTTAAAAATGATCTCTACTGGGAAGAACATAAGTATGGATCAGAAGCTAGAGGACTGGCACATAAATACCTAAACAAGGTATTTGATATAATTGATGAGTACAGGTATTGATTATGAAAACCCATGGATTTATTGTGAGAGACCTTTTACTAGTGACGATATTCGGGACTACTACGGCTTTGTTTATCTCATTACCAATCTCACCAACGGACGAGCGTACATTGGGAGAAAGTATTTTTGGTCGCATCGAAAACCTCCAGGAAAGAAACGCAGAGTAAAGAAAGAATCTGATTGGAAAAAGTATTATGGGTCTTGTCCGGAACTTAAAGAAGAAATTGAACGATTGGGGAGACAAAATTTTAGTCGAACTATCTTGTCTCTACATAAAACAGCTGGCAAAACAAACTACGAAGAAACAAGACAACTCTTCACCAATAATGTCCTCACCGAGTCCCTTGACGACGGAACCCCACGCTACTACAATGGGAACATCCTCTCAAGGTACTACCGAAAAGATTATTATGGAAAAGACGACTGAAGACGTTATTTCCCACATCCGTGACTGGGCAGTTGAGCGTGTTGGTGAGATTCACGAAGAAGTGGCTCAAAAGCATCATGACGATGGCCGTCTAGATGACGCATACGCGGTCTACCAGGAGTTTGCGGAGTGGATTGAACCAGAAGGCGAAGACATCGACCTCCTTTGCCTAGACGAAGGTTGAGGGGTCTTACAGAACATTCTAGAGGGGTCTTAGGACTCCTCTTTTTTTGTGCTTGACAGTCTTCTGAATCATAAGTAGAATTTGGCTTGTCCGGTTCCAAGGGGAGCTATAAGTATTACTTAAGCTCTTTACAAGAATGGGAAGAACCTCTATAATTAGTTCATCGGGTAGGTGTCCGAGTGGTTAATGGAGGCGGACTGTAAATCCGCTGGCTCTGCCTACGGGGGTTCAAATCCCTCCCTGCCCACTTGACAATCACTACTACATCTAGTATGATTGTCTCATGACTCAGTAGCTCAGTGGATAGAGCAACTGCCTTCTAAGCAGTCGGTCGTTGGTTCGACCCCAACCTGAGTCGCTTGACAATCTATCAACCACCTGATATGATTGTCTTATGGGCGTTGAGAGAGACCACCACCACCTCCTCTCTCATATAAGACCCGACCTGCGGAGTTAGTTCAGCGGTAGAACGCTATCCTTCCAAGTTAGATGTCGTCGGTT